AGGATTCCAGTCAATGAACTTCAAGAGATGTGATGGACCTGGTGATCCTTATCGGAAGAAGAATCATAAGTTTGTGTATCTTTCGGATAAGGAAGTCATTGTAGAGAACTATCATTTAGACTGGACAAGACACGAAGATTGTGATATACTATTCACATTCGACGGTCAAGGTTGGCACGGTAAAATTATTGGTGACAACTGCGTTGGATATAAAGGAGATAAAGTTATCTCTGAGATTCATGCGTATGGAAACAAACTACATACTTGTGACCGAGGTTTAGACCTAGAAACTGGTGAAATGGTTTGGGGTTCTACGGAACTGTATCGTTTTACCCGTATGGGCGAATAGCTCAGCGGTAGAGCTACTCGTTTACACCGAGTCGGTCGGGGGTTCGATCCCCTCTTCGCCCATGAATTAATTATTATGACAGTACATTACCCTTTTAAGATTGCCTTATTACAATATACTGTACCTAATTGGTCTTACTACAAACCTATTTTGTTAAGTAGACTACCACCGTATGAAAGAAAAGGTGATACTGTATCAACAGATTACTTAGATAAATCTAAATCAAATTACTTTGACATCTTTGATGAGTTTATAGAACCAGTTCTGCAACAATTCAGAGAAGATGTTGGTCATGCTGCATACATCCGAAATGTATGGACACAGAGAGCAAGAAAAGGTGATCACCATTGCGTTCATAATCATGGATCGAATGGTTGGGCAGCAGTTTTATATGTAGATTATAATCCTGATATACATGCTTCCACTACCTTCCTAAGTCCTTTTACGGATTTTTCTTCGGGGGATCATATGGATTTTAATCCCAATGTAAAAGAAGGAGATATTGTGTTCTTTCCCTCTCAACTTTTACATTATGCAAATCCAAATACTAGCGACAAAGAAAGAGTTATACTCTCATTCAATATGATGAGTACTAACGAAATTGGTATCTACGAAATGAAATTAAATGAAACTAACTAACGCAATTTTTGCTGGTCTTATGATTGGCATGACACATGGTATGTCTGTAAAAGCAGAACCTACAAAGGGTTACTTTACTATGGATGCTATGGGTTGTATGCTTCTTAAAGAATGTACTGATGGTGTAGATAAAATCTATTCATCTGGTGATCTTCGGGCAGAATTTCCTAATTCTGACTGGGGTCCAGTTTCTGCTGAATTTGATAAGATCATGCTCGCCTTTGAACAAATTGGTGTAGATGTTCATCTTGCAGATTCAAAGTATTTCCCAGTAGGACATCGTGGCGTCTATCATACTGTCTCTAATCATTTCTATCTCAATCGTGCATTTGTGCATCGTCCTCATGTCCTGATGAGTGTTGTGCGTCATGAAGGTTGGCACGCTGCACAGGATTGTATGGCAGGAACGATCAAAAACAATATGATCGCTATCATTAAGAACGAGGAAGATGTTCCTGAGATGTGGGCAGAAATGGCACGAAGGGCATATGCTCTTATGCCTCACGCTATTCCTTGGGAAAAGGAAGCGACTTGGGCAGGAAAAACTGAAGGTATGACACAGGAAGCACTCGAGTCTTGTGCTCGTGGTACTATGTGGACTGACTATGATCCGACTCCTATGACTCGGGAATGGTTGGTGAAGAATGGATACCTTAATAAATAAATCGTAAGGATAAAAGTATACGATGCCTACAATTGATGGTATTTACAATGAACCTACAGTAAATTTCGTTGGTAAAGACGGATTTTTCTGGTGGGTAACGATGGTCAGGGTGAAAGTTCTGGTCAACTGCAACCTGGTGCAATCGTCATGGGTTTCTTTATGGATGGCGAGTCTGCACAAATGCCGATTGTGATCGGTGTTATGAGAGTGAAGAAATCTGCTGAGTCTCAGGATGTAAAGCAGTTTGCTTTTACTGGTGAAAAAATGGAACCTGGTGTGGGTGTCAACGTTGCAACAATGACACCTGGAAATCCCAACTCCAGTATGGCATCTACTAAAGAAGAAGGATACCATAGAGCAAAGCAGGATAATACTGTAGATCTTCCCAATCAGAAAGGTGATAGAAATAGTTCTGCTATTTCTGGTGCTGGTTCCCCAAATAACGCGGGTACTGTTTTAGCAGGTAATGAAGGCAATCCTATCAAACCTAAAAGTCCTGAGAAACCTATTCCTGCTGCTAATGGTGTTGGTGGTCCTTGGAAAACTTTAGAGTATGAATTATCATATCTTCTGGAAGATCTTGCAGATCATGCTGGATCTTTGATTCGTGCAGAAGATGGTGACTTTATGGATATCGTCACTGGTAAATTAGTTTCAGCAAAACAACTTACCGTAAGACTTCAAAATTTCTTAGGTGCTGTATTTGCTCAGGTAGTTTCTGCAATGAGGCAAGCACTTGCTAACCTTGCTGAAAAGTTGGAGTTGGTTAATTTACTTGGTGGTGCAACTGGTGCTCCCTTTGTTGTCTTTACGGTTGTTCAACAGGCAGTAACTGAAATTCTAAAATCTCTTTGTAATATTGATAGTAAATTAATTAGTTTTATTGAAGATCCTGTTGGTACGGTTCTTTCTTATCTTGAGGATTTCCTTGATGGAATCATTGACAAAGCAACAATGGTTATGCAAGGAGTGCAAGCAACTATCGACAGTGTTATCTGTCAAGTTCAAAAACTTCTTGATAATGTTCTTGAGATCGTTGATACAGTCACAACAATTGTTGATGGTGTAGGTAAAGCACAAGAAATCATTGAAGCATGGAAAGCAGGTAGTGAAATCTTTGAAGCAGGTACTGACCTTCTTAAAAAGGGTATCACTAGTATTACTGGTTTGATTGCACTATTCATTAAGTTTGCTCAAAGTGGATGTAATCGTGAACCAGATGGCGGTAAAGATACTGTAGGTTGGTATCCTCTCTTTGGTGTAACACATTGTACTCCTGAAGAACTTGAAAAGATTAACAAGATCCGAGGAAAGAGTAGAGGTAGTTGTGGTGGTGATGCAGGATCTGGTGGTCTGTTTGACAATATCTTTAATGAAGCAGATCCTTATCTGACTGCTGCTAAGACTTGGTTAGATGGTTCCTATGAAATGTTTGTTGGCACACCTGGTCGTCAGGCAAGTGTAAAGAAATCTGCAAGTGGAACGACAACAACGTCTGTCAAATTAAATCAAAATGAGTATGCCAAGTACAATGCTCGCAAAGAAGTTCGCAAGAAACTTGGTCCCAATGCTACAGATGAAGAAGTTGAAAAGCAAGTACAAGCATCTGTAAAAGCAGGTAATGATAATAAAGGTGACAGTGGATCATTGGTTGCTGACCATACATCATACGCTGGTAATCACACCGAAGAAACTCATGGCGATGATTGTAAACAAATCTCTGGTGATGGAGTTATCAACATTGATGGTGATTATCGCTTGAAGATTACAGGTGACTGTCACATTGAAGTTGGTGGTGGTTTCTTCCTTGGTGCTGAAGGTTCACCCAAAATTGTAGATAACCAGGGTGAGAAGAAGAGCGAGAAAGTTCAAAAACATACTATTCGTTTTGGATCTGACGTTGACATCAATACTGTTGGTGCTAAGTTTGAGGTTCAAGGTGCCGAATTTAATGTAGGATCTATCTCTACTAAAATTACTAGCAGTTCCTTTGAGGCTAGCGGTGGTAACGGATCAATTTCATATGGAGAAACCATTATTAGTGGTGATAACTCCATCGAACTTGTTACACCTCACCTGGTTGAGATGATTAACACACCACCTTCACCATTATCTCTTGGTTTGACTGGTATTCGTAGATTTGTTGGTGGTTCTGTTGAGACTATCATGACACCTGCTAGTCTTGGTGCAGATACAATTCCTAGATATACGATTGTTAATCCACTTGGACCTTATTCATTGACCTGTGGTGCGACAGGATACAACTGTAACGTTACTACTGGTCTCTACAATGTTAATGTTGCAGCAGGTGCTATCTCCATGAATGCATCTCTTGCATGTACTATCGTGTGTGGAACTGGTATGGTTATAGAATCAGGATTAGCAATGCTTCTCCTTGGTAGGACTGTCTTTATCAACTGATCCCCTTGACAGGGGTGACCTCCTCTGCTATACTAGATAGGTAGTCAGGAGTTCACATGAGCACCAATCTTGCACACGTCTTTGTCAATTTTTCTAAGCGATCGATTAATATCGTTGACGATGAAGGATATGACAAGACTGTAAATTGGAAATGGGACAAGGAAGGTTCTGAAGGTTTCTCTGAAACTGTAAGCGAACTAGAGGACATTCTTGATCCTGATATGATTACTTATTGTTTTGCTGTAAAATGATCGGACCTATTGGAATTACACTGCGTCAAGCAGAAGACCACTTTGATTTTCTTATGGATCTAACAGAAACCCAGCGTGTATGTTGGAAAATTACTCGACCTGATGGTAAATCTGCTCTGATGGTCCCTGTAAATGAAGTTCCTCCTGTTTCTGATGAGATTCAAAATCAAGTAGAAGAATTTAGAAAGCAATTTGTTGAGGCAGTAGATGGAACGGAAGGTAATTGACAACTTTCTTCCTCAGGATGTTTTTGAGTACATTTCTGAAATTGTAATGACTTCTAAGCACGACAGACAAATTTTATGGCAACATCAAGCAACAGTTGCTGAATTTGATGATGCGGAAAAATCAATGCCACACTGGAATTGGATGGGTATATCAATGATTTACTCAGAAGATGAAGTGATGCATCCGTTTTATGAGGAATTAAAAGATAGTGTTTTACCCGTAATCAGAGAAAAAGCGTACAATTATAGGGCGTTGTCTAGAATAAAAGTAAATTTTTATCCATGGACGCATGAAATTAAACATCATCGATGGCACACTGATTTTAGCTTTGATAATGTTGGTGCTGTTTGGTCAATGAATACTTGTGATGGTTATACTGAATTTGAAGATGGTCAAATTGTAGAATCTGTTGCAAATAGATTAGTTGTTTTCAATGCTCAGGATAGTCATCGTTCTACCACTACTACTACCAATCATGGTAGATACAATATCAACTTTAATTTAGTATGAGACCTGAAACAAGACAAGCAATGGAGATGTTGTGGTCGGCAAAGTGGAACTTGCCAAAAGCAGCAAAACATGCTAATCTAACTCTCAAGGAAATGAAAATTACTTTCAATGAGTATTGTCATTTCCACCCTCCAACCTATGATGGGAGTGTGGCGGAATCGGTAGACGCACCAGACTTAAAATCTGTTGAGAATTAATCTCGTGGGGGTTCAAGTCCCCCCACTCCTATTACTCTAATTACATCAATGAACATTACTATTTCAAATGAGGAATTTCCATATATTCTGATTGATGATTTTTATGATGAATCAGAGTTAGAACAAATTTGGGAAGAGTTAGATTACATCTGCAATCCTTTACGAATGCAACGAGCTAGTATTGAGAATGGTGCGGCATGGGAGGATAGATATAATACTGGTAATAAAAAACTACTAAAGTATAACTGGACAATGTGGTTAGATGATTTCTTCGGACCACAAAGAGACAAATCTACTATTCTTAATGTAAATAGAAAAGTATTTCGAAATATAGGTTTGTTTGAGCACCATCCTCATTGGGCAATGAACGACATTAATTCGTTTCAAACAGATTATACTCAAATTGCATACTATGAAGATAATGATGAATACAATGTACACAGAGATTATGCAAGAGTAACTTGTCTTACCTGGTTTTATAGAGAACCCAAAAGATATACAGGTGGTAACTTACGTTTTCCTATGTGGGATATTGAGATTGAGTCTAAAAATAACAGACTTCTTTGTTTTCCATCATCAATACCCCATCAAGCAACTAAGGTAAGTATGGAAGAACAATATAGAGATAAAAAACTTGGAAGATTTGTTATGACACAATTTTTAGATCTTGCTCCAAAGACATGATTGTGATATAATATGTTCAGTCCCGAGATGACTCAAAACTCGCTCTGGTCGGGTATGTTCCCTTTTTTGTTAGTCATTCTTATGGATAAAAAAACTTTAGTAAAGATGCTTCATCAAAATGAGAATGACTATCACGAACTTCCGATGTATGGGTTGATTGCCGACTGGTATCTTCGTTATTGGCACCTACATATTGCAGTGTATCAATATTTGGAACTTGACAAGGAAGATTATTATGGTCCATGGCCATTAAGGCAATGATATGCCCCCGTAGCTCAGTGGTAGAGCAGGGCTTTTGTAAAGCTCAGGTCGCAAGTTCAAATCTTGTCAGGGGCTCCTGTATTATTCATGGGGGAGTACAATAGATCTGCATTTAGAAGCAGCGCCCCCTTATTCATTCCCGAGTAGCTCAGTGGCAGAGCTGGTGACTGTTAATCACTCGGTCGCAGGTTCAAATCCTGCCTCGGGAGTTTTATCCTTTTATTAAAATGAGCATTGGTCTTACAAAACTAAATCATCCAACACTAGGTGATGTTGTATTTCATCGATGGAGTGGTCATGTTGGTAAGGAACAGCAAGATCTTATTGAGTATCATTTGTCTAAACAAGAATTTAATTGGGGTTTTGCTAAATCTACGATTGATGATGGAACTAATCCAGATGAGTTTAAAAAATTTGATGATATATCAATTCTCGCACACGTTTTAGTCCGTGATAATCGTGCTTGTTCAGATTATCTTGGTGCTTTGATTGATAATATTGGAATTGAAGATTTAATTAATAGACATCATTTGTCTGGAGAACTTCTTCGTGCTCAAGTTAATTTGTTTATTAAACGTGATAAGATTGTAAATCCATGTCCTCATGTTGATGTTCGTCAAGTGCCTCATTTTGGTATCTTATATTATGTAAATGATGCGGATGGCGATACAGTGTTCTATGATCGCTCTGAATATGATAGCAATCAAGAACTTGGTTCTATGAAAGAATGGAGAAGAGAATCTCCAAACAAAGGTGACATTTTAATTTTTGATGGTAGAATTTACCATAGTCCATCTTGTCCAGTTGAGTCAACTCATCGGATTAGTGTTAACTTTGATATGTTGAAATGAACTATAAATATCCCCTATATGCACCATACTGGAAGGTTGACCTCTTTCATAAGGCATGGTATAATACACTCAGTTCTTTGTTTCAGATGATTAATGTCAAGGACCACGAAGACGGTTCGTTCACAATCGAGTGGGACGAAAACGACCCAGCGGAAAGCATCCTCAACGACTGGACGAAAGAAGACTTCATCAACTTCTTCCGCTACTGTGCCGAGCGTGAAAACGCAAAAGAATCTGGAGAAGAATCTGAAGAAGATTACTACAACTCCGAAAGCGAAGGCAAAGAAAAATACTACACAAACCAGGACCCGTACATCCAAGCGGTCAACCAAGAAACCTTCGGAATTGAAGGTGATGAACTCTCGGAAGATTGAATTATTTCCTTGGATTCAAACCTTTCCCATCTTTTTGCAAGACGAGACAGAAAATAAAAGGTGTTGGTTTACATGTGTAGAACATGCACAAAAGTATGTGGACCGATACCAACCTAAGTATAAGTGTTATCAATACACAGGAAAGTAATATTATGGAAGATTTGGTGCAACCTGAAGCAGAACTTGCTTTTCCAGATAAAAGGATATGGTTTGTTCCTACTCAAATACCAAAACCTCTTCTAGAATCTATGAGAGAGTATTGTGACAATTTAGATCATGATACTGCTAAAGTTTTTGGTGACACTCAAGATGGTGAAGTTACTAGAACCAGTGTTAGAAAATCTGACGTAGCATGGATTCCTTGGGATGAATGGGTTCCTGGTATTATTCATAATCTAATGATTTCAGCAAATGAATTGCACTTTAAATATGATTTGAGACATTTCAATACTAAAATACAATCCACTGTTTATGGTAAAAAAGGTGATAAGTATGGGTGGCATGTTGACGGTGGAAGAACTTATGATGTAGATGGTGTAACATGTGAAAGAAAATTATCCTGCTCTTTACTTCTCAGCGAACCTGATGAATATGAAGGTGGTGAGTTGCAGTTTACATACTACAGTAATAATTTTTCTCGTGTTAAACCTCCTGCAGGAACTGCTGTAATTTTTCCTGCATGGGTTCCTCATAGAGTTACACCTATTAAATCTGGTATTAGACGATCTTTAGTTGCCTGGATGGACGGACCACTTTTTAAGTAAATGCCATACAATAAACCAGAACATTATACTCATGGGGGACTGCCACGAGTACCAGTAAATATCCTAAGGTTAATATCAGATTTGGAGGGATCTTATCAGTTGCTTCATTACATGGGATTCGATGAAGACCGTGACACTATTAAGAAAATAAAGGATACATATTATAAGTTGTATTTCAAAACTAAGAAAGATTATGAATGATGATACAGTTCAACAGGTTGTCTCTGAATATTTTGAAGCACCTGGTGCAGTAAATTATAGTGTTCCTACAGGAAAAGATGGTGAACCATTGTCGCCTAAAGGTAGAGAACTAGCACAAATTTTAGAAGAAGACAAACTATGGAAAGAAGATCAGAGGTGGAGAGCAAAGAGAAAACTTCAAGATAATATTACATGGATTCTTGATCATCAAGCAGAAAGTGAAGATGCAGCGTATGCATATCACACCCTTTT